CGCGTCGGTGCGGATGAAGAACCGGCGCAGCTCGTTCTGCTCGGCCAGCGTCCGGACCTCCTCCAGCGGCGCGGAGAACTTGTCCGCCAGCGACCGCAGCCCGGCGGTGGCGTCCGGGTAGGCGGCGATCGCCGAATTGCAGGGGGCGACGTCGACGAGCTTCCCCGACAGCAGCGTCCGCATCGGCGTACCGAACTCCGACATGGCCCAGTCGTCCTCGGTGGTGCGGGAGTCCCAGGCGAACGAGGACCGGCGCACGTCACCGCGGCCGACGAGCTCGAGGACGTCGGCGCGGGCCTGCGGCGGGTACACCTCGTAGTCCAGGCCGATCTCATCGACCCGCAGGGCCAGGGTGCCGCCGCCGGTGGTGCCGAGCAGCATGTTGTTGTCGTGGTTGTAGCGGGCCATGATGTCCGGCCAGCCGTCCGACTTCGACTTGTTCGGGAACTTCGGGTCCACCCGCTCCACGAACCCGCCGAGGTTGCGGCTGACGACGTTGAACTTCAACGCGTAGCCGCCGATGCGCGGCTTGTCTCCAGACGCGCGCAGTTCGACCGGGACGGACGTGAACCGCCGCTCCAGCTCGCTCATGCTGGTCTCACCCATCTCTCTGATGCCCGTGCACTGGGCGGCTGCTCTGGTGCCGGTGGAAGCTGAGGTGCTGGGGCCGGTGCCGGCGGCGGGCCGTAGGCCTGGCCCTGGCCGTTCGGCAGCGGCGGCAGGTCTTCCTGTGCCCGGATCTCGTCCTTGTTCGCAACACCCATCTGGACCCGGATCTGGTTGACCTCCCACCGGGTTTTCAGGTCGGTGCGGACGATCGCGTCGGCGTTGAACCGCACGTACTGCCGTTCCGGCAGCAGCGCCCCGAACTTGTGCTCGAGCGCCACCAGCCAGGGGCGCAGCGCCAGCGTCCGGTCCAACTGGTTGAGTTCGACCGTGGAGTAGGTCAGCGACCCGCCGCGGGATCCGCCGATGTCCTCCGGGGGCAGGCCGTAGATCGCGGCGATGTCGTTGGCGTTCATCCGGGCGGCCTCTACGAACTGGGCCTCGTTCGGTGGGACGCTGATCGCGTTGTAGTCCCAGTCCGACCCGTACACCAGCGGCGACCGGGTCAGGATCGCACCGCGCAGCCGGGCTTTGATCGCGTCGGACTGCTCCGAGGTGAGTTCCCGCTGGGTGTTCTTGAACGTGCCGGGCGGGAAACCGCCGTTCGCGAACCAGGTGGACCCGTATTCGCGGTTGTTGATGCCGACGCCGATCGTCATCGCAAACGCGGCGATCGGGGACAGCCCCTGCACCCGCCCGGCGACCGGGAACCACGGAATGTGGACGATGTCTTCCTGCGGGACCTCGCGGCCCTTCCAGTACCACACCGGCCGGATCGTCGACCGGTAGTCATCCACGTCCACGTCGGACGGGTTCAGCCAGTCGATGCGGGTCGGGAACCCGAACCCGTCCCGGGCGGTGATCAGGCCGTAGGCGTTGCCGCGCAGCGCCAGCGACGCCACGCACCGGTGCAGCCACGGCACGAGCTCGCCGGCGTCGGAGAGCTGCCCGAACAGCTGCGGGAGGGACTGCATGGGGATGCGGTCCTCGCCGACCCGCCGGTAAGGCTTCAGCGGCAGCGTGGACACCGTCCCGGCGAGGATCCGCACCGCGGCGAACACCGGAGCCAAGGTCAGCGCCCGGTCCTGGCTCAGCGCCGTCGACGCGCCCAGCCCGTAGCCGCCGGCGTTCCACGGCACCGTGTCGACCGTCCGCACCTCAGTCGGCTCCTGCCGGCCGAGGAAGAAGTCGCGCCACCAGCCCACGCGACCCCCTTTAGAAAACGCTGTTGAGTAGGTCGTAGTCGGCGGGCTGCGTGGACAGCAGCCACGCGGCCTCGGTCGCGGCGACCAGCGGGCAGATGTCCGCGTCGGACTTCCGCCGCGACCACGCCCACAGCCCGTCACCGATATCCCGCCGGCCGGCCCCGGCGATCGCACCGGTGAGGATCGGGTCGCCCAGGTGGACGATGCCGCCGACGGTCGCAGCCGCAGTCAGCGCCTCGCAGGCCTGCCCGAGGTCGCGGGCGGTCATCGTCGCCGGCTCGATCCCGACCTCAGCCAGTTCCGGCAGCAGCGCCCCGGCCGGACCAGCCGGATCCAGCACCCAGCCGAGCGGATTGTGCTTCCTCCGCTGCTCACACCAGGCCGGCACCCAGTCGGCGCCCCGCTCGTGCTTGACCACCTCGACGTGGGCCTTGCCGTCCGCTCGCCTCGTCGCCGCCGCTATAGCCGCCGACCTGGAGCCGGGTGACACGTCGATCGCGAACACCGGGCGACCCTCGGCCGCCGATTGCAGGTCCACGCAGGCCAGCCAGGCGGCGAGGAACTGCTCCACGTCCCCGGTCGGCTCATCCCAGATGCCGAGCCGTTCCCGGCCGAACTCGTGCGCCGGCAGCGCCCGCCGTTCCTTGGCGATGAACGACTCGGAGATCCGGATGCCCATGCCCGGGTTCGCCCCGGCCCACAAGGCCCGGTCGTTCAGCGCGCACGCGTCGTCGTCGAACTCGTGCCGGCAGTTCGGCGGGCACTGGGCTATGCCGCCCCATTCGAGGTAGCACAGCGACGGGTCGTCCCCACGCCGGCCGCGGTCCCGCAGCGCCCGCAGTTGGGTGGAGTCCACCATGCCCGCCGACGACGTGTAGATGATCTGCGCCTCGGGTTGGGTGGCCAGAGTCGGCAGCATCGCCGCCATCTCCTCGGCTTCCAGCGCGTACGCCTCATCCAGGATGATCTTCCCGGAGGTGAAGCCGCGGCCCGACCCCTTCGACCGGGCCACGTAGTACAACTCCTGGCCGTCGTACGTGGTGATCGACTCGTTCCCGGCCGCCGTCTTGATGTTGTCCTCGCCGACCCGGCGCATCAGGTGCGGAGTCCGGCGGATCAGGTTCTGCAGCCGGCGGAACGCCTGCCTCGCCGTCTTGAACTCGTGCGCCGAATGCAGCACCAGCGGCGCATCAGTCAAGAACAGCCACGTCAGCGACAGCGCCTCAAGGACGGAGCCCTTCCCGTTCTGCCGCGGGACGACCAGACCGGCCTCGAACGCCACCGGCACACCGTTCTCGTGCTCGGCGAGGATCCGCTCCAGCGAATACACCTGCCACGGGTCCAGATCCAAACCCGCCGACGCGGCCAACTCGACCGCCTCCGCACCCAGATCCGTCGACGGCGCCGGCGGCACCCACTCGAACGTGGGGCGGACCAGTTCAGGAGCCCGTACGGGCACGCCGCTTAGCCCTCAACTCGTCGACCACGTCACCGGCCGAAGCCTGCCCGCGGATCGCCGCCTCCTTCGCTGCCCGCACCTCACGCAGCAGCGCCGCCGCCCCCGACGCCGTGTGACCGCCAGCATCCAACAGCCGGGCCGCATGCAGGGCTGCCGCCCCATCAGTGCACTCCGCCCGGCCGAACTGCTCCAGCTCGGCCCGCGTACGAGCCTCCAGCGAGTCCTCCGCCGGCGGGGAAGCCGGCGCCTCCCGCAGCGGCGTCACCGTCGCCTTACGGCGGCCCGGACGCTGCTGCTGCGGGCTACACGCCTCGCACCGCGTCCGAGGGCGACCTGGGCCGGATTGAGGCGGAATCGTCGCCCCGCAGGAACATTTCCGGGCCACGACACCGCCTCCAGCCAATTACGCGCGGTGTAAATGGAAATTGCGGACGGGCGCGGGGGTCCTAAGCCGGTCGCTAAAAAGTCCGACCTGTCCGTTTCGGTCGGTCACCACGCTCGGGTGGTCCGCGGTGCGGTTGACCTGCGTGTTCGCCTCGCGTTGGTGATCAGCGCACCGATGCGTCCACCGTTGGATCGGTTACACCGTCGTGCGTGCTCAGGCAGTGACGGCTGACCTGGTCGGTGGCCTAGGTCCCATCCCTCACCCTTGACCTGAGGTAGAGGGATGATGGGCCGACCGCATCGCCAGCATGTGACACCACCTGCCCTGACCTTGGGTGCCCAGTAGGCCCGGGTCGAAGGGTGGGTGCCTCCGTACTTGGAGCCTGCCCTGGGCATC